TCGAGCTGGAACCCCATGTTCCACGGGACCATGCACCGGTGCCCCACCCGGTACCGAAGGCGACGGTGTCGAGACTAGGGTTTATTTGGTAGGCCGCAACGGTGGCTGCGCCACCGTCACCCGTGTCTCCGGCCGCGGCGGCCACGCCCACGGTAATCTCATATGAGCTCGTGTCTATGACCCGGGTGATTTGGTGCTCGGCGTTCAGCACCTCGGCCGTGATATCTCCGCCGAGACTTGCGGCGTCCGTAAACGCAACGAAGGCGTTTACCTGCGCACCGTGCAGCGCGTCACTCACCGTGATGGTGCTTGACCCTGTGGTGGCCGCAAACGTAGCGGCTCCGGCAGTGGTTGTCCGCCGGATGGGCGTGACGTCTACTGGTGCACCACCCTGTAGGATGTAGTATTTAAGGTTGGTGCCGAACCCCAACAGCTGTTTGCCCGTTAGGGTAACCCACGGGTGTAGCGATCTGGCTATCCCGACGAAGGTCTGGCTATTAAACCCCGTCCACCCGCCGATAGTCTCGGGGAATGTGGCACGGAAACGTATCTTGTCACCGTCCGTCCAGCCGCCTTCGTTCGCGAAGCTCGTGACTTCGCGGTTAATTCCGGGCGTGAACTGGAGGCGCGTTAAGGTCATGGCTTACTCCGGTCTGGTGGGCCAGTCGATATCTGCAGGGAACCCGGGCTGCACCGTAATATCTCTGAGTGCCTGCCGGTAGGTAGCCCATGCGGCTTGGTCGACGGGGGCGTCCGCTACCTGCGTCCAGTCGGAGTGCTGGAGCAGGGCGGCGCGTTGGGCGCGGGCGGTGGTGGCGAGGGCTGCAATGTCGGGTGCTGGCGCTGGCAATGTTGCATCGCCCAAGTCCAGAGTGGCGAACAGTACTGCCGTTTCAGCATCGTCCGCGCTGGCTGTCGTTGGTATCCACCCATAAACCGGATGATTGATTTCGCAATCAATCGTGCCAAATGCGTTGCGCTGTGCGTTTCTGTATTCCATCACGATATCCTCAAGAACAGCGTTGTATCGTCAGGGTTTCCCCCGCTAATATCTACAAATCCCATGCAGCGCCAAGTGCCAGAAGGAGTGGTGGATATGGTGCCACCAGCCGTCGAATACCGCAGCCCTGAACCCGCAGTGGTAGCGCCCGGCGATATATCCGAAAATCCTGCACTTTTTAGAAGCGCGTAAGTTCCTATTTCACCAACGGATGCACCTGCGGTAGCAGTCAATACTTGTGAGGTTGTTGGTGCAGACGGTGCAGGGATTGCCGCAATCGCCTGTGTGGTGCGCAGCGGGGTCATGAGTTTTGTGTTGTCTGTGCCCGCTTCGGCCTCCACCTGCGATGCGACGCCGGTAATCCCATCGAGGGTGTTCAGCTCCGTCGCCGTCGCCGTCACGCCGTCGAGGATGTTCAGCTCCGCAGTCGTTACCGTCGCGCCGTCGAGGATGTTCAGCTCCGCAGTCGTTACCGTCGCGCCGTCGAGGATGTTCAGCTCTGCCGCCGTAGCAGCGACGTCCGCCAGCACGAGAGTAACGCCGTCGAGGGTGTTCAGCTCTGCCGTGGTGAGCGTGGCACCGTCGAGGATGTTCAGCTCCGCAGTCGTGGCCGTGACGCCGTCGAGGATATTCAGCTCTGCCGTGCTGGCCGTGACGCCGGCGAGGATATTCAGCTCTGCCGTCGTGGCCGTGACGCCGTCGAGGATGTTCAGTTCTGCCGTGCTCGCCGTGACACCGTCGAGGATGTTCAGTTCTGCCGTGCTCGCCGTGACACCGTCAAGGATGTTCAGCTCCGCAGGGGTGACTGTGGCGCCGTCAAGGATGTTCAACTCCGCTGCCGTGGCGGTGACACCAAGCGAGGCTAGGCTAACGGCAAAGGTACCCGTGAAATCGACAACTGCCGCCCCAGTACCGGCGCCGTCCGCGTAGACGATAGCCCCTGCCCCTGCAGTTACCGTCACATCTCCGCCCGAGCCTTGGGTCAGTACGATGCTCTGTGCCGTAGTGTTGCGGACGAAGTATACCTTCTCGGCCTCGTTCGGTGCGACCGTGACGGTGTTTGTACCGCTAGGAGTCCCGCCAAACACGACCACGGCATAGTGCCCGTCTGACGGTGTACCGTTCAGCGTGGTCAGGGTATGTGTTGTCCCTGAAAGGGTAATAGCACCGACGCCGTTGGTCAATCGGTCAATAATCTGCATGTTGGTGTTTACGGTATCGCCCCAGACGCCGTCTTGTTCGCCGTCCGACGGCAGTTCAATCCCGCCGTTGCTCGTGAATAAACTTGGCATGGTAGGTCCTTACGCTGCGATGGGAGTCCAGATGTCACCCGCGCCGGGGTTCACCTCAGTCCAGTCTGTTATATCAGGAGTATCGACGTCCGTCCAGTCGTTGCCGGGATTGGGGATAGTTGGGCCCCACATGATAACTTGGCCTATGCGGCCAGCGGCGGAGACGCCACTGAGTACCGCAGTGGTGCCGGATATTGCCGTCGTTTGGCCAATGGCGCCCGTGGCGGACACGCCCGTCAGGTTGCTTTCTTGTACGAGCGACACAGTGACCGCGCCGGCGTCACCCGAGGCTGCGACACCAGACAGAACGAAGACGCCTGTACCGGTGACAGTGACGTCACCCGTGGCACCTACTGCCGCAACGCCCGTCAGGGATATACCCGCGACGGCTTCAACTGTGCCTACGTTGGCCGTGGCGCCCGCACCCCCCACGAGAGTGGTTACGTCGGCGGTGGCGGCAACGGTGCCGACGACGCCTGAAGCGGCAACGCCAGTGGCAGGGACTACGACATCAGGGACTACGGATATCGCCTGACCAACTTCACCTGACGCATACACGCCGGTGGCGACAACGGCTACGTCGGGAGTAGCGACTACTGTGACGCCCACGGCGGATTGTGCGGAGACACCAAACACTGGCACGAGTGCGTCCGGTGTTTCCGCCGCCACCACGCCTGTGGCGCCTGTGGCCGCGACCCCAGATGCAAAGACCTCAACGTCAGGAATGGCGGATTGCCCAACAGCACCGGTGGCAAACACGCCCGCCAGAGCGGCGGTTACGTCCGGAGAGGCCACAACCCCATCATCACCTAACGGAGCGGAGGCTAATGGGGAAAATCCTAGCATGGTTTACTCCGGTTTAGACGGCCACTCGACAGTAAAGGGAAAACCCGTCTGTGCAGTCACATCACGCAACTCTTGGCGGTAGGTAGACCAAGCGGGCGACATGGTGTTGTCGCTCATGGCCATCCAGTCGGTCTGTTGTAGTTGGTTGTCCCGCTGCGCCCTAGTAGATGCCTCTAGATCGTTTGTGCGCTGTTGCACTTCTTCAGGACTTGCTGCTGTCACCGACCATGCCTGTACCCAACTGTCGTTCTCCATAACTGGATCAATTACCGTCGCATTTTGCGTAATTGGGTCGAACGGTTGTGGGATTTCCCTTGTGGCGACAGGGTACAACCCTTGTTCAGCAAGGGCTTCATCCGACATTACCCGAGGGTAAGAGGTGTTTGGGTTGTCTCGCATGAGGTCGCGATGACCGTAAGGAAATGCTTCAACAGCCCCATTTTTGACTTTAACGTACATGATCTTACTCCAGTTGTGACTGGATTACGTCCAGCATGATTTTAGATTTGCGCTGCTCAAGGATTGAGGAGGCAAGCAGCCCCTGCATCTGTGTTTTGAACTCCTGTAACTCAGGGTCATCAGCGATGCGCTCGATGGCGAGGCTGAAGTTGGTGATATTAACCTGATATTCCGTGACCTCTTTGGTACGAGCTTCGAGAGCGGAAGTCAGGATTTCGCGATGGTAGTCGTTCATTTTCATCTCTCCGTAAATGCCACGCCAAGGGCAAGGTTTGTTGGAAGTGTGGCTGGGTTAGCAAACTTAGTTCCAAAGCCAGAGGCTGACCATGGGTAGGCAGATACAAAGGGGTAACTAGCGTGAGCTACTGCGACAGCGTCACCTAAAGAGCTGAAAGATACATCAATCCCAGTGCCTACGGGCAGCGTAGCTGGATTAGCAAACTTAGTTCCAAAGCCAGAGGCTGACCACGGGTAGGCAGCTACAAAAGGGGAAGAAGCCTCGTGAGCTACTGCGACAGCGTCACCTGATGGGCTGAAAGCTACGCTTTGTCCACCCCCTGCGGGTAGCGTAGCTGGATTGGCAAACTTAGTTCCAAAACCTGAAGCTGACCATGGGTAGGCCGAGATGAACGGGCTAGTGGTGTGACTTACTGCGACAGCGTCACCTAATGGGCTGAAAGCTACGCCAGTACCACTGGCGGGTAGCGTAGCTGGATTGGCAAACTTAGTTCCAAAACCCGAGCCTGACCAAGGATAAGCTGAGACGTAAGGGGAGCTGCTGTGAGAAACTGCTATAGCATCACCTGATGGGCTGAAAGCTACGCCAGTACCACTGCCTGTCGGTAGTGTGGCTGGGTTAGCAAACTTAGTTCCAAAGCCAGAGGCTGACCATGGGTAGGCAGATACAAAGGGGTAACTAGAGTGAGCTACTGCGACAGCGTCACCTGAAGAGCTGAAAGACACTTTAGTGCCAGTGCCTGTAGGCAAAGTGCTTGGGTTATCAAACTTAGTTCCAAAGCCAAAGGCGGACCACGGGTAAGCTGAGACGTACGGAGAACTATCATGGGCCACTGCGACAGCGTCACCTAAAGAGCTGAAAGACACATCAAACCCAGTGCCTGCGGGTAGCGTAGCTGGATTGGCAAACTTAGTTCCAAAGCCAGAAACTGACCACGGGTAGGCAGATACAAAGGGGGAACTAGCGTGAGCTACCGCAATAAACTGCTCTTTAGCTGAAGCGGTAGCCCCAATAACTTTTTGAGCCAACATTACGCATCCCCCACTCTCGCGCCGTAGACTGTTGTTCCTACCTTCCACAGGGCAATGACTGTGTAGCCAGTTGTGTTCAGCGTAGGTGCAGTCCCGCCACCCGTTTTCCACACAACACCAATCGTTGACCAGTCAATCGTGAAGTCAGTACCATCGTCCACCATCAGCGTGATAGCCTCACCTGCGGCGAAGTTGGTAGCCAAAGGCGTCCGAGAAGCTCCCAGCGTAATAAGCTGTATAGAGCCATTGCTGGGGTCAATTTCAAAGGATGCACCATCAGTAATCGTGAACACGCCCTCAAGGATCGTGCCGATGATCGCAGGGTCGGTCAAAGTCTTGTTGGTCAGGGTAAATACACCATCGGCAGTTACTTCACCAGGTTCACCTTGTGGACCTTGGGGGCCTGTCTCGCCTTGGATACCCTGAATACCTTGGATACCCTGTTCACCTTGCGGCCCTGTAGGTCCAGTCTCGCCCTGAATACCTTGGATACCCTGAATACCCTGCGGTCCTTGGATACCACCG